GACACAGTGCCTGTCAATGTGCAGGAGTTTGAGACCGAAGCTGAGGAGTACGCCCACTTGATGGCTGATAACAAGATAGCAGAATATGCTGAGTTACAGACTGACAAGATTGGCGAATTGCTTGAAGACCTCAAGAAAGTAGATTTCGACCTAGATTTAACTGGTTTCAGTGAAAACGATTTATCGAAAGCTTTTAAGGAGGAGGAGGCAGAGCCAGAAGTTCAGTTTTCGGAGGAAATAGGCGAATCTAATAACTATGTTGTGCTGGTTTTTAAGAATGACATTGATTGGCTGAATGCCCAGACTCATTTCAACCTTGAGACTAAATACAGTAAGCGAGCTAATGGGAAGCCGTGGAGCGCTGGCATAGGCAGGGTCATTGATGGAGCCGAGTATCTAGGAGGATTAAATGCCAAAGGATAATGTGCGAGAAAGGATAGGGATAACAAGAGAAGAACTTGTTAGGATTGAACTCGACATACTAGACCGACGCCACATAGAGCGGTATGCCCTAGTTCGGCAATGGCTCTATGGCGCTGTGCTTGATTGCGCTTGCGGGGTTGGGTATGGGACTTACTTGTCATCTCTAAACCCCGATGTAACCAGCATTATTGGCGTTGATAAGGATGCCAGCGCAATAGAGCATGCGAAAAAGGAGTTCGGAGGGGATAAGATTAAATACCATTGCTTGGATGCCACTACCTTTAGCGTGCCTTGCGATACCTTTTTGTGCATTGAGACACTTGAACATTTAAGGGAACCCAAGCAAATGGCTGACTTGGCCAAGAGGTGCGGGGCCAAGCAAGTGATTGTTTCCTACCCCAGCAAGAAGACAACGCATTACAACCCCCACCACTTTTGGGACTTTAAACAGGAGCAAGTGGAGGACATATTCAATGAATATGAGTTGAACGAGGCTGTTGACCTATGGCATGAGATAAAAGTGCTTAGATTCTTTGCAAAATGAAGAAGCTTTTTAGGTTAATTAGCCCAAGCTACATGCGTAGCAACACTTGCGTAACCCATAAATACCTACCAGAAGTCGAATATTGCATAGACCCTAAAGAAGCCTACAATTACGCATCCACTCATGACAGGATAATAACCCTACCAGAAGGGGTGCAGGGGAGTTACCCAAGGGTCTGCAATTGGATACTTGATAACGTAAAAGCCACTAACATTATCATAATTGATGATGACATGAGGCATTTTGGCAGATGGGAGGGCGGTGAACGAAAGAAGCTGAGCACAGCGGAGGCTATGGAGTTCATAGAGCAAGCGTGCCGAATGGCAGAACAGATGGATGTTCACTACTGGGGGATGAACATACTGCCAGACAAGGGGTGTTACCATGAGCATAGGCCTTTTTCGCTCTCTAATTACCTTGGAGGGCCTTTTCAAGCCCACAGGGGTAATGAGTGCCGGTACGATGAGAAAATGCTTCTGAAGGAGGATTACGACATGACCCTGCAAGTTCTTAACAAGTACCGTAAGGCACTTCGTTTTAACATGTACCATTTTGTCTGTAGCCAGCACACAAACAATGGAGGATGCGCTGCTTACAGGACGATGAACAAGGAGAAGGAGCAGAACGAAGCACTACGAAGAAAGTGGGGAAGCAAGATCGTGAAGTGGGACAGTGGCGCCACTGCAGTTAACCGAGTGAAGGAGCAATCTTACGACATAAACCCCATGATCTCACCCCCTATAGGCGGCATATAGGCGCAAGGCCTAGATTTGCAAAAGTCGCAAAAGTCCTTGACTTAAATACACTTGCGCAGCTAAAGCTCGCGCATGGATGCTGTAGCGGAGAAACCTAAGACGAAACTGGGTAGACCACGCAAAGTCTTAGACATTGAGCTAATGGAGAAGCTGGCGTATCTGAACTGCACATACGAAGAACTAGCGTCAGTAGCGAACTGTAGTGTGGATACAATACGTCGGGAGATGAAGAGGAACCCGACATTCAGCGAGGCCGTACTAAAGGGGAAGGCCGAGGGAAACATTTCGTTGAAGCGCCAGCTCCGTCAGATGGCGCTAAATGGCAACATAGCAGCCCTCATTTTTGATCTGAAGAACAGTTGTGGCTACAGCGACAAGAACACCACTCAAGTTAATCATAATGTCACAGATGACAGCGAGGGCTTGATCGATAAATGGAAGACTATGCTGGGCGCTCATGTCGAAGAGGAGCCGAAGCAGTTGGAGGAGGTGGCAGATGGATCCGCTTGAGAAGCTATTTACCCTCCTGTTCCCGTACCAGCAGAAATGGGTGGCTGATACGTCTAGGTTCAAGATATGGCTCAAGTCTCGACAGGTAGGTGGCTCATTAGCGTCAGCGTTTGAGGCTGTAGCAGACTGTTACGATAGGCCTAGCACGGATTGGGTAGTACTGTCTGCAGGGCAGAGGCAGGCCGAGGAGTGGATGCTAAAGGCGCATAGAGTAAGCCAAGCGTTCCATAGCGCCTTTGACACAGCGGGGCGTAAGCGTGGCCCTACCGTTAACAAGTCGGCTGAGATGCGCTTTGACAATGGGAGCCGCATACTTGCGCTACCAGCTAGGCCAGAGACTGTGCGCGGTTACTCAGCTAATCTTATTTTGGATGAGTTTGCGTTCCATGAGCACCCCGACAAGATATACACTGCTATTTACCCTGCGATATCCAACCCATTAAAGGGCAGCCTGCGTTTGCGTGTGATAAGCACACCAGCAGGACGCAACAACAAGTTCTTTGAGATATGGGACAAGGCTGAGAGCATGAAGTTTAGCGCCCACAAGACCTCAATTTATGATGCGGTTACGGATGGTCTGGGGATGGACATTTTTAACCTCAAACGTGGGCTGGACGATCCCGATTCATGGGCGCAGGAATACGAGTGCGAGTTTGTAGATGCTGCTAACGTATTGCTGCCTTATGAGCTGATCGATAGCTGTGTAAACAGGGAGGCGCAGAAAGATATTTCTTCGTCGATTTTGGAGGAAAAGAGACAGTTCTTTTGTGGGATTGATATTGGACGGCATAGGGATTTGACGGTTTGCTGGACAGTAGAACGGGTAGGTGATGTTTTATGGACGAGGGAGGTGTTAGTGCTGGAAAAGACTCCGTACCACCTACAGGAAGAAATTCTATCGACTAGGATCGAAAAGTGCGTTTATGCCGCTATTGACGAGACGGGCATAGGTAATGCGATGTCTGAGAGCTTGGCGAGGCGGTTTGAGTTTAAGCTTGAGAGGTGTAACTTCTCACAGTCGTTAAAGGCTAAAATGTTCCCTGCGTTACGGAGAGCTTTTCAAGAACAGAGAGTACGAATACCTGTCGATAGTGTAATAAGAGAGGACTTACATTCTGTTAATGAGATAACGACCCCTAACGGAAACAAGGTGTTCCGAGCCGTGAGAAGGGTTGACGGACACGCTGATAGATGCGTAGCTCTCGCGTTAGCTAATTATGCTGCAGCGCAATCTAAAGGCCGTGGAGCCGTTGAGGAGGTTGACAACATAATTATGGCGAGGGCGAAACTAGCTGGGCTAAGACCCACATTGAATTAAGATGGCTGCTAAACCAATTACTAAAAAAGCTAAAAAGGATAGCGTTCCTATGGGAAGGCTCATAGCTCCAAGCGCGAAAGACAGACTTGAGAGCAACCCGTTGGGGCCGAAGCAATCTCCTAACAGTATAACCAATATACTGAGGACGGCACTGGGCGGTAACATTAAATCTCAGTACGAGGTTTACGAGTTGATGGAGGACAGTTGGGCTAGGCTCGCAAAGGATTTGCATGAGCTAAAGATTGCTGCCGCACGTTCTCGTTATACCGTGATGCCGTATGCTGCTAACGGAGAGAAACCTTCGCCGCAGGCTGAACAGAAGGCTAATTTCGTGCAGTTCGTTATTGATAACTGGAAAGGCAGCGGAGTTTCCAACATGAATGGCTTTAGGGACTGCATCTATGACATTTGTGATGCAGTTGGCAAGGGATACTCAGTGCAGGAGATGTTATGGCGGCCTACGCAAAACGGAGCCATAATGGACGGCACCTATTTTCTGCACCCTCGGTATTATGGATTTTTCGCAGAGCAACCCAACCTAATGCTTAACCCGAATGCAGATGGAAATTACGTAGACTTCCCTGCTAACAAATTTATAGTTGCCACCTATAAGAATAAGAGCGGTAACACGATGGGCTATGGCTTGTTGAGGCAGTTGGCTTACTGGTGGTCGGGGCAGAATTACTGCCGTGATTGGCTGCTTAACTTTGCACAGGTGTATGGACAGCCGTTGCGTTGGGCCACATACGATCCCGGTGCATCTACTGGGTTGAAGAACGATATTGCCAACATGTTGGAAAACATGGGCGCGGCTGCTTGGGGTGCTTTTCCTAGTGGAACAGAGGTCGAGTTCAAGGAGGCTGGTAAAAGCGGCCCCGATAACCCACAAAACCATTTCATGGAAATAGCTGACAGGCATTGTGACATTACGCTGCTTGGCCAGACATTGACAACGGATATTAGTGGAGCAGGGTCGTATGCGCTGGGACAAGTACACCAAGACGTTCGCATGAGCCGTTTGCATGACATTACCCACTGGGTAGCATCTGTGCTTAATGAGCAATGGGTTCCTGCAATTTGCCATTTGAACTATGGCGGCCATGAGGACATGCCGACTTTAGTTCCGGACTTGTCTCATGCTGGTGACCCGAACCAAGAAGCCCAACGTGACCAGTTGCTATTGCAGGCTGGCATGGAGATTCCTAGAAAATGGTTCTATGACCGCCATGCCGTGCCGATGCCGCAGGAGGGCGAGGACGTTGTTAAGCAGG